CTGGCCCTACCTGACCGGCTGGCACCACAAGCCTTTGAACAATCAACCGTCGGAGACACCCGGAACCTGATCCGCGCCGCCATCCGCGAGGTGCTCGATGATCTCGCGCAGCCAGACATTGAACTTGAAGCCGACATTGACCTTGCAGGGGTCAGCGATCCTGAAGCGGACGGTGGCGAAAGCACTGGCGGTGCTGAAGCCGCCGCCGGATCTGACGATCAGCGACTGGGCGGATCAGAACCGCCGGCTGAGCTCTGAAGCCAGCGCCGAGCCGGGCCAATGGCGCACGAGCCGCGCCGAATACCAGCGTGGGATAATGGACGCGATCTCAGATCCGGCGGCCGAAACCGTCGTGATCATGTCGAGCAGTCAAATCGGGAAAAGTGAGTCGATCCTTAATATGGTCGGCTATCACATCGACCACGATCCGGCGCCAATCATGGTGGTGATGCCGACCGAGCGTGATGCCGAAACCTGGTCAAAGGATCGCTTCTCGCCGATGGCGCGGGACACGCCTTGCCTGCAGGATAAGATTGCCAACCCAAAGTCACGGGACGGGAACAACAAGATCCTGCACAAGCGGTTCCCGGGCGGGCATCTGACCATCGTCGGCGCCAATGCGCCCTCTGGCCTTGCGAGCCGACCGATCCGGCTCCTCTTGTGCGACGAGGTCGATCGCTATCCGTTCAGCGCAGGCGCTGAAGGCGACCCGGTCAACCTCGCGAAAAAGCGGACGGTAACGTTCTGGAACCGCAAGATCGTGCTTGTCTCGACGCCGACAAACAAGGGCGCCAGCCGGATCGAGGCGGCGTTTGAAGAAAGCGACCAGCGCCGGTTCTGGGTACCGTGCCCAACGTGTGGTCATGAACAAATCCTGACCTGGGGCCAGGTCAAGTGGGAGAAGGATGAGAACGGCGGCCACCGTCCGGAAACTGCGCGCTACCACTGCTCAGAGTGTGATGTTGCATGGAAGGATGAGACCCGCTGGGCGGCCATCTCCAAGGGTCGTTGGATCGCGGAGGCTCCTTTCACCGGGACGGCCGGCTTCCATCTGAACGAGATCTATTCGCCCTGGGTGCGGCTCGAGGCCATGGCCAAGGCGTTTCTCTCGGCGCGCGCCGGTGGGGATGAGACGATGAAGACCTTCATCAACACCTCGCTTGGCGAAACCTGGATGGAAAGCGGCGAGGCCCCGGATTGGCAGCGGCTTCAAGGGCTGAAAGAGGATTGGCGCGCGGGCACGGTGCCGGCGGGCGGGCTGTTCCTGACCGCTGGCGCCGACGTCCAGAAAGACCGGATCGAAGTTGATGTCTGGGCATGGGGCAAAGGCCTGCAAAGCTGGCTCATTGATCACATCGTCATCGAGGGCGGTCCGGGCGATCCGGCGTGCTGGCAGAAACTGACTGATCTCCTTGGCCGGACGTGGGTTCACGCGAGCGGCACGCCGATGACCATCGCGCGGCTGGCGATCGACACGGGCTATGAAACGGCTGCCGTCTACGCCTGGGCGCGGCAGGTCGGGTTTGGACAGGTTGCACCGGTCAAGGGTCTTGAGGGGTTCAATCGGGCGAGCCCCGTTACGGGGCCGACCTTTGTCGATGCGACGATCGGCGGCAAGCGCCTGCGCCGTGGGGCACGGCTTTGGACAATCGCCACCTCAACCTTCAAGGCCGAGACCTACCGCTTCCTGCGGCTTGATCCGCCGGAGGTCACCAGCCCGGCGGAGGAGGAGAAGTTTCCTCCCGGCTTTCTTCATCTGCCGGGCTGGGTCGATGCTGAATGGCTGAAGCAGCTCACTGCCGAGCAGTTGGTCACGGTCAAGAACAAGCGCGGCTTCGCCAAGCTCGAATGGCAAAAACTGCGGGAACGCAACGAGGCGCTCGACTGCCGCGTTTACGCCCGCGCTGCCGCTTGGATCTTAGGAGCCGATCGCTGGTCAGATGCGCGGTGGGAGGAGTTGGCGGCGCAGTTGGAGGTCGCTGATGCTAAGGGCATGGCTCCTGCCGGGGGCCTGAAACCTGCTCGCAAAACGCAGGTCCGCCGCGTCGCGCGGTCATCCTATATGGGATAAGCCAATGTAATCAGTGTAGCCGTTTGCGACGGCTGCGCTCGAAGGCCTCAAGGGCGGCCTTTCGTTTCACCGCGATCTCGCGGATGCTTTCGGCGATCTGCTCCGCGCCGAAATCCACAGGGTTGAAGGGGCCACCATACCAGCGCACCAGATCTTTGCGCTGCGGATGGCGTGTTTTCGCCATGGCTTCAACGAAGTCCATGAACCCGGGAGGACCACCCACATCTTCAGGTGGGGCTGTGCGCTCGCCATCGATAAAGAGGGGATAGTCGGTGCCGGCCGTTGCTTCGATGACCTCCTCGAGAATGACGCGGTGCTGCCAGTCATCGCCAAAATCGTAGGTGTAAAGAAGTTCGGTCACACCACGGTCCACAAGTGTGCCGAGGCGCATGCCCTTGGCCTGATAGATCTTGCGGCCCCAGACCGCATCCTCGGGATCGGGTTCGCCATAGACACGTTCGCCCACGGCAAACTGATAAAGATGGTAGTTCTCCCAGGGCATGACCGCCTGAATGATCTCGTGCAGTGCGCGAAGATTGGTCGTCAGGCTGACGTCAACGCGCCGCCAGATGAGCGGAGCGATATGTTCGAGTTCAATCCTGATACGGGCGATCTTGGTGGACATGACGCGGCCTAGCGGTGGTTTTGTGTCGAACTTACGAGGTGATGGCGATGGCCACAATCACGGACCTACGCGCCCGCCGGGAAGCGCTCTCTTCACAACGATCCTCTGGCGTCGCCCGTGTCAGCTATGACGGCAAAACGGTCGACTATCGCTCCGTCGCTGAGATCGACCGTGCCATTGAGGCCCTAGACCGCGAAATCGCTTCTGCCGAGGGTCGTCGCATGGTCCGGCAGGTCCGCATAACGACGGCCAAAGGTCTCTGATCAGATGGCACTCTTCGATCTCTTCCGCCGCCCCAAGCTGGGCGGCTCTGACGCCATGCGCGCGCGGCTTGAGGGGGCGATGGCCAAACGCCGCTTGCGCGGCTGGAACCCGCCGCTCGAGAACATCAACGCGCTGGTTGCCTCTGGCGGCCCGCGATTATTAGCTCGGTCCCGTGAGTTGGTGGTGACCAACGGCTACGCTGCCAATGCCTGCGAAGCCTTCGCAGCCAACCTCGTCGGCGATGGGATCAAACCGTCCTCGCTGATCACGGATGCGGCGCTGCGTGATCAGGTGCAAAAGCTCTGGCTCGCCTGGACGGACGAAGCAGATGCCGATGGCCTGACGGATTTCTATGGCTTGCAGGCCATGGTCGCGCGCGAAATGTTTGTCGCCGGTGAATGCTTTGTGCGCTTGCGTCCGCGCCGGGCGGAAGACGGGCTGCTGGTGCCGCTGCAATTGCAGCTTCTGCAATCCGAGATGCTGCCCTTTGAGAAAACCGAGACGGACCCGAACGGGAACCGCATCCGCTGCGGGATCGAGTTCGACTTGATCGGGCGGCGGGTGGCCTATCACTTTCGTCGTCGCCATCCGGGCGACAGTACCGACCAGCGGGTAGCCGTTCCCGACACGGTTCGCGTGCCGGCCGAGGAAGTCTTGCACATCTACCGGCCGATTGATGCGGGTCAGATCCGGGGCCTGCCACATGTGGCGCCAGCGATGGTGCGGCTGTTCCTGCTCGATCAATATGACGACGCTGAACTCGACCGCAAAAAGACCGCGGCGATGTTCGCGGGCTTCATCACCAAGACGGCCCCAGAAGACCCGATGATGGGCGAAGGTGAGGCCGATCTCGATGGAGCCGCGATTGCCAGCCTCGAGCCCGGCACTATGCAGGTGCTGCTGCCAGGCGAGGATGTGAAGTTCTCGAGCCCCGCCGATGTCGGCGGTGGATACGAGGCGTTCCAGTATCGCACGCTGCTGGCGGTCTCGGCCTCGTTGGGTCTGCCGTATCACCTCGTCACCGGCGACGTTCGGCAGGCGAACTATTCGAGCCTTCGGGCCGAACTGGTCGAGTTCCGCCGCCGCATTGGCCAGCTGCAGCATGGGGTCATGGCGCACCAGCTTTGCCGTCCGATCTGGCGGCGCTGGCTTGAAACGGCTGTGCTCTCGGGGGCTCTGGATGCAGATCCTGTCACGGCTCGGCCGGTTCAATGGATCCCGCCACGGTGGGATTGGGTCGACCCGTTGAAGGATATCCAAGCGCAGGTGCTGGCGATGGAGGCCGGGCTGACGTCGCGGCGCAAGGTA